GTATTCGTTGTTTCCCTGTATGGCTACAAGCTACAGCTTACTCAGGACTTTCATATTCGGTTAGTAGCGCTGGTTCCGGCTCGCAAATCCGTATGGCTGTGTACAACCACAACGCTAATCTATTTGCACCGTCTACGCAAGTAGCAGGTACAGAAGTTGTAGTAAGTGTCACCGCTACAGGAAACCTAACCGCCAACTTTAGTTCTAATTGGTCCCCTAGTGCGGAAGGGTATTACTGGATCTATGTACTATTAGATGGTGGAACTGCGCAACTCCGTACTATGCAGGTCTTAGCACTCAGCCAACTCTTTGCTACGGCAGGGTTTCCTGTAGCTGAGTCAGCCTCAAGTTATGACATCTATTATACGCCGAACGGAATTACGCCGCTACCCTCAACCGGTGCTTCGCGGGTTGGACCGTGGACAACAAACAACCTGGGTATTATGCCCGCCGTCGGAATTAGAAAGGCTTAGCCAATGGCATTTTACGAACAAATTATTCTACCAAGTGGCGTTGTGACATTTTACATTGATGGGCAAACCGTTTCTGAAACCGATTTTGTGTCCGCGCAAGACTCCGATCCTTTTGTGATTGCGCAACGTTTAGCGCAACAGGCAGAAACAGACCGCCAAGCCGCCCTTGCTTTACCACTTGCGCCATTGCCTATTACTGGCTCAACCGTTGCCGATGTAAAAGAAAGCGCAGAAGCTTCGATTGCTGATCTGGCTACACAAATGCAAGCAAAAATTGACGCCATTAGCGGTTTATAAATACCTATCTCACCTATATCAGAAGGGAGGTCATTAATGGCTAAAATGCCAAATCGTTTACGTCATGCATGGAATGCGTTCTTTGAACCGAACATGTTATATGCACCATCGACGTTTGATTATGGATCTTCATATAGCGCACGACCAGATCGAGCCCGCTTAAGATTATCAAGTGAAAAATCAATTGTGTCCTCAATCTATAACCGTTTAAGTGTTGATACTGCTGCCGCTGAAATGCGTCACGTTCGTCTTGACGATAACGAAAGGTATCTTGAAGATATCGATAGTGGTTTAAACCAATGTTTAACAGTTGAGGCAAATATTGATCAAGCTGCTCGAGCTTTTAAACAAGACATTGCTTTAACATTGTTCGATAAAGGTGTTGCGGCAATTGTTCCAATAGACACTACAATTAATCCTAGTGAGTCGGCAAGCTTCGATATCAAAACACTTCGCGTAGGTGAGATTGTTGAATGGTACCCAAAACATATCAAAATTAGTCTTTACAATGAAGCTATTGGTAGACGAGAAGACATTGTTTTGGAAAAGAAATTTGTTGCGGTAGTCGAGAACCCTTTTTATTCAGTAATGAACGAACCAAACTCAACTTTGCAACGATTAATCAATAAACTAAACATGCTTGATGCTGTTGACCAACAATCAAGTTCTGGCAAATTAGATTTAATTATTCAGTTGCCATATGTTATCAAATCTGAAGCTCGTCGCGACCAAGCAGAAAAAAGACGACAAGATATTGAAGCACAGTTAAAAGGTAGCCAATATGGCATTGCATATACAGACGGTACTGAGAAAATTACGCAATTAAATAGGCCCGCCGAAAACAATTTGCTAGCACAGGTTGAATACTTGACCACTATGCTATATGGACAACTTGGTTTAACAGCTGAAATCATGAACGGAACGGCCGATGAGACAGCAATGCTAAATTATCACGCTCGAACCATCGAACCAATTCTTTCATCAATTGCAGAAGCAATGCGTAGAACCTTTCTTACAAAAACTGCTCGTTCACAAAAACAATCTATTGTGTTCTTTAGAGATCCATTTAAGTTGGTCCCAATTAATAGTATTGCGGACATTGCTGATAAGTTTACGCGAAATGAAATCTTAACGGCCAATGAAGTAAGATCTATTATTGGGTTTAAGCCATCTAAGGAAGCCAAAGCCGATCAACTTGTGAATAGTAACATGCCACAACAACAATCGACAGACTCGTTGTCAATACCAACAACAGACAGCGTTGATGATGATGTTAATGATGTAACTACTCAAACACCACCAACGGCGTCTGGCCGTTAAAACACTAACTGAAAGGAGACTGTCAAAATGGAAGCTGATTTTAGTGGCTATGCCACCAAAGCAGGTCTCAAGTGCTCTGACGGTCGGACAATTATGCCCGATGCGTTTAAGCATATGGACGGACTAACTGTACCACTCGTATGGCAACACAGCCACAATGAACCAACAAACGTTCTTGGCCACGCTGTACTTGAAGCACGTACTGATGGCGTTTATGCGCATGGCTTTTTTAATTCAACGCCAACGGCAGAGAATGCAAAAGCTCTCGTGCAACATAACGACATTGTTTCTTTGTCAATCTATGCTAACCAACTTGTTGAGAAGAGCAAGAATGTACTTCACGGAGTGATTCGCGAAGTTAGTCTTGTGCTGTCTGGAGCAAATCCAGGAGCCCTTATTGACAATGTAAGTATTCGTCACTCAGACGGAGACATTGAAGATCTTGAAGATGAAGCAATCATTTACACCGGTTTACAGCTATTGCACGCCGACAGCACTACGACTTCAAATGCACCAGAAGGCCTAAGTATTCAAGAAGTTTATGACGGTTTTACTGAAGAACAAAAAAACGTCGTTGAGTTCATTGTTGGAGCAGCTGTAGAAGCGAGTAGCAATACGATGCAACAATCTGGTCTTGATTCAGATGAAATTTCTGAAATTTATGAAGTAGTATCTGAAGAAATTGTTACAGAAACCCCCGCAAACGAGGATGAGTCTACCGATAACGATTCCTTGCCAGTAGCACCTACAGAGAACGTTACAGAAGACGTTCTTGAACACCAGAAAGGTACACAGATGAGCCACAATGTTTTCGAGCAGGCTGGAAGCTCCTCACAGCAGGACCGTCCAAGTTTGACTCACGCGCAACTATCTACGATTGTTGAAGATGCGCAAAAGCTTGGATCTTTTAAGGAATCGTTTCTTGCTCACGCCGTAGAGTATGGCATCGAGAACATCGATTACCTTTTCCCCGACGCAAAGACCATCGACGGATCTCCGGAGTGGGTTGCACGAAGGATGGAATGGGTTAGTGTTGTTATTAACGGCGCTAAGAAGAACCCGTTCTCACGTATCAAGACCATGTCTGCTGACATCACGCTTGATGATGCACGTGCAAAGGGATATGTTAAGGGAAACCTGAAGAAGGATGAATGGTTTGCTTTGTCGAAGCGAGTCACGACTCCGACGACCATCTACAAGAAGCAGAAGTTGGACCGTGACGACATTGTCGACATTACCGACCTTGACGTTGTTGCTTGGTTGAAGGCCGAAATGCGAATCATGCTTGACGAGGAACTTGCTCGTGCCGCACTGGTTGGCGATGGTCGTGAGATTGACGATGAGGACAAGGTAAACGAGACCAACATTCGTCCAATTGCTTTTGATGACGATTTCTACACGCACAAGGTAACCGTTGCAAACGGTACTGTTGGCGATGGAATTGTTGACGCAATTGTAAACGCTCGGCCCGCATACCGCGGACTTGGCAACCCTACCATGTTCACGACGGAAGCTTTGCTTACCTCGTTGCTGTTGGTTAAGGACACCACTGGTCGTCGTATTTACCCAACTACGTCTGATTTGGCCGCCGCTTTGCGTGTATCTAACATTGTTACAGTTCCCGTAATGGAAGGTGTCCAGACTAACACTGGAGACCTCCTTTGCGTGCTTGTTAACATGAGCGACTACACGTTTGGCGCCGACCGCGGTGGAAACATCTCGATGTTTGATGACTTTGACATCGATTACAACCAGTACAAGTACTTGATTGAGACCCGTGTATCTGGTACTCTCACCAAGTTCAAGACAGCTATTGCTGTTTCTCGTGGAACCACTGGTAGTTTGGTTACACCTGGCATCCCAACGTTTGTTACTTCAACGGGTGTCTTGACTATTCCGTCAACGGCTAACGTCGTCTACACGAATGGCGTTACTGGAACGACCTTTACTGCTGGAGCACAAACTGCAATTGCTGCCGGCGCAACCGTCACTGTGGAAGCTACGCCAGCTGCTGGCTACTACTTCCCGCACAACTTTGACGCTGACTGGTCATTTACTCGTACTGCCTAATTAAGGAATATAATGGCGAAGTTTTATGGTAAGGTCGGTTATGGAGAAACTGTTGAATCTGCCCCTGGTGTATGGGAAGACACCATTGTTGAGTATTATTACTATGGAGACGTGGTAAAAAATAGTCGTAAGTTGCAAGATTCAGAGTATTTAAATAGCGATCTTACAGTAGGTAATTCTATAAGTATTGTTGCTGATGCCTATGCAAATGAACACTTCTTTGCCATGCGTTATATTCAGTGGGCGGGGACTTTGTGGGTTGTTTCAGATATTGAAGTGCAAAGTCCCCGTCTACTCCTTCGTTTGGGAGGTGTTTATAATGGCCCCAGACCCTAGGCGGCTTGAGCTGCAAACTTTATTAGAATCTAAACTGACAACTGATAAAGTATATTTTCAGCCACCAAGTAACGTGCAAATGGAGTATCCTTGCATTGTTTATAATTTAGATAATTATAACACAAAGTATGCAAGCAATAAACTATACAATTACAAAAAACGTTACTCAGTCACAGTTATTGATAGAAATCCAGATAGTAATGTACCCGATAAAATTTTACAGTTATCTTTATGTTCTTTTAATCGAGCATTTATAAAAGACGGGTTAAATCATACAGTTTTTACACTTTTCTTCTAGAAAGGAAGAATTATGGCTACGCTTTTATGGGACCAAACGTCGGAACGTAAGTTTGAAAACGGCATCGACCGTGGGGTTCTTTATATTCCAACTTCTGGCGTTTATAGCGTTGGATATGCTTGGAATGGACTTACAACGGTTACGGAATCTCCTTCAGGAGCAGAACAAACACCTTTGTACGCAGATAACATTAAGTACTTGAACTTGGTGTCCACCGAAGAGTTTGGTGGAACTATTGAGGCTTACACTTATCCGCAACAATTTGAACAATGCGATGGTACGGCAAGCCCGCAAAACGGTGTTAGTGTTGGACAACAAACTCGTAGTAGTTTTGGTCTTTCTTACCGTACACGCGTTGGTAATGACGTTACAGAGGAAGCCGGTTACAAGTTGCACTTGGTTTACGGTGCAAAGGCCATGCCGAGCGAAAAGGCTTATGCCACAATCAACGATTCTCCTGAGGCTTTGACTTTCAGCTGGGAATTTATGACTACGGCGGTAGATGTCACAGGCTTGAAGCGTACCTCATTGCTAACAATTGACTCGACCAAGGTTACATCAGGCAACCTTTCTACACTTGAGGATGCTCTTTACGGTACGGCTGGTACAACCGCACGTTTGCCGTTGCCTGACGAAGTAATCACAATGTTTGCTGGCGCACAAACCGCGGTTACGCCAACGTCGCCAACATTTGTTAGTTCTACAGGAGTTATTACAATTCCTGCAGTTACCGGTGTTACGTACCGTCGCGCAGACACCAACGCTATTGTTGTTGCCGGCGCTATGGCTCCTATTCCGTCGCTTAGTACACTTATTATTCGCGCAACTCCATCGACTGGCGCGTACAAGTTTACTGCTGGATCTGACGACGACTGGTCGTTCACTCGCACCACTTAATATAAATAAGGAAGGAGGTCAGGGAATGCTCACATTAACAATTCTTGGTACAGAAGTTTTTAATAATGATACTCAAGAGTTTGATACAGTTGGCGACATAGTTGTTGACTTTGAACATTCCCTGATCTCACTTTCACTGTGGGAGTCAAAATGGGAGAAAAGTTTCCTTGGTTATGATGAAAAATCGGCAGAGGAAATTCTTTCATACATTCAATGTATGACTCTTACGCCAAACATTGCTCCGGAGGTTTTGAACAGACTCTCTGAAAGTAATTTAAATGACATTAACAATTACATAAATTCCAAAATGTCTGCCACATGGTTTAGAGATGACGCAACAGCGCCAAAATCATCTGAGACAATTACGTCTGAATTAATTTACTACTGGTTAACTGTTTTTAACATTCCATTTGAATGTGAAACTTGGCACTTAAATAGATTGTTTACATTAATTAAAATTTGTAACCTAAAAAGCGCTAAACCAAAGAAGATGAGCAGAAATGAATTAGCTCAAAGAAACCGAGATCTCAATGCGCAAAGAAAAGCGCAACTCAATACTAGCGGATAGAAAGGAGAACAATGGCTATTGTGTGGGACGTTGACACGGAAAAAACATACGAGACTGGAGTTGATCGGGGCGTTCTTTATTTAACCGACGGAACTGCAGTTCCATGGAACGGAATCACAAGTGTCGTTGAAGATCTATCTAGCAAAACACGTTCTCCTTATTATTTAGATGGAGTTAAGTATTTAGACACACAACAAGTTGGAGAGTATAACGGAACATTAAACGCTTATACTTATCCCGATGAAGTTTATAGACTTGAAGGTCTAACTGAATTAACGCAAGGCTACTTTGCCGAAAATCAAAAACGAGAATCTTTTAGTTTATCTTATAGAACTAAAATTGGTAACGGTGTGAATGAGACTGGTAATGGTCATTATAAATTACATTTATTGTATAACTTAAACGCCATCCCCTCTAACAAAACCTTTGCCAGCACAACCAATATTGGAACGCCCAGCACTTTTGCATGGGATTTAACTGGAATTCCAGTTGCCGTGCCTTACGGGACGCCAACAAACCATATAATTTTAGATTCACGAAAAATTGATTCGCTTACGCTGGACTATATTCAAGGCTGGTTATATTCTGGCGGGTCCACACCGTCCGGCGCATCCTCCGCGTTTCCATTTATGCCATCGCCAGAAGACGTATACGAAATTATTAACCAATCACTTGAGCCGTCTCTTATAATTACAGATAACGGTAATGGCACGTTCACCGCCGAAGGTGAAGCAGTTGTTATGGTTGATTCTACAACCTACACAATTCAAAGCAATACAGTTACTGTCATAGACGAAAATTCATACACAATTTCTAGCCCTTAATTTTGGAGGTGTTTTATGCGACTTAGTTTAGGAGAATCTCAAAGACCGTTGACGCCAATGGTGTTTATATTTACCCAAAGTTTAACATTCACCCCACAAAATTACATTGACATGGGATATTTGTATTATGATGTCATGTGTATTGGTGCTTCTGGTGGTTATGGCGGAACTGTAGGGTCAGTTAATCCTGGATACGGAGGAGTTATTGCCGCAGGCGGAGCCCCTGGAGGTGGAGGTTCACACCTTGTCAGAAATCGATTTTTGAGCGAACTAGCAAGTTCTGTCCCCGTGGTTGTTGGAACTGCTGGCGCTGCCGGCACAAGTTCCGGAACATCTCCAACTGTTTACACCGTAGCAACTAATGGCGCAAATGGTGGATACTCCTCATTTAACACCAACACGTGTAAAGCTTCAGGAGGCTTGGGTGGTAAAAAAGCAATAACCAATGGCTCGAGTTCAGTTACTACATTTGGATACGGTGGAGCCGGAGGAAAAGGCAATCAAACGACTGCCGGCGGAGGCTTAGTTCCAGCATCCCGCACAGCGTTGTTTAACGGCTCGTGGGATGGATCAATTGGTACTGGAGGATCTGGCGGAGCGGGTGGAGCTGCCTATTGGGGTAATGGTGTAATTATTGGTATACCTTCACCTGGAGCTTATGGCGCCTACCCATCTGAGAATTCTGCAGCACAAAGTCGAAAGCCTCCGTTTTCAAATTTAATAGTCGACTCAGTTAATGCTACCGGAGGTGGCGGCGCAAAACCTTATACCTTAACCGCAGCTACAAAAGTTTATGGAACAGCAGGGATTACTTCTGCAACGTCATCTCCAAACGGTGTTGTCGTTTTGCGTCTATATACATAAACCAAAGGATGGTAATGATATCTTTTGAGTCTAAAGGTTCTTTTAATAAAACAGAAAACTTTTTTAATAATCTGAAAAAAATTAATGTGATGGACGTCTTAAAAAAAAACGGAGAAAAAGGAGTTGACGCTTTAGAAAAAGCAACACCTAAAGACACAAAAGAAACTGCTTTTTCTTGGTATTATGAGATTGAAAAAACAAAAGATTATTACCAAATTTTTTGGAGTAACAAAAACATTGAAGATGGCATCCCTGTTGTAATTTTGTTACAGTATGGGCATGGCACTGGCACCGGTGGTTATGTCGCTGGAGAAGACTTTATAAATCCAGCAATTAAACCTATATTTGACAAAATAACTGACGACATATGGAAGGCGGTGAAACGCGCATGAGTGGTGTGGAAGAACGAATAGTATCAATGAAATTTGACAATCGACAGTTTGAGTCTGGTATTCAAACCTCAATCAATTCTCTTGATAAATTAAAACAATCGTTACAAATGAATGAAGCCGCGCAAGGGTTAAAGAATTTGCAAACTGATGCTAACAAATTCTCTCTTGCAAAATTGGGAAGTGCTACCGATGGCATTTCTGCAAAATTTATTGCGCTATCTACCGTTGCAATTACCGCCTTATCAAACATTGTTAATAAAGCTGTTGACGCTGGAATTGACATTGCAAGATCTTTAACTATCTCGCCAATCCAATCTGGGTTTGCTGAGTATGAACTAAAGATGGGCTCGATTCAAACAATTCTGGCAAACACCGCTCGATATGGCACTAAGCTTAAAGATGTAACATCTGCTCTTGATGAGTTGAATAATTATTCTGACAAAACAATTTATAACTTTGGTGACATGACCAAAAACGTCGGTTTGTTTACCAATGCTGGAATTAAACTTGAAGACGCTGTAGCTATGATCAAGGGTTTCTCTAATGAAGCAGCTGCTTCAGGAACAACCTCTGCTAACGCTGCAGGCGCCGCATATCAACTTTCTCAAGCCTTGTCTGCCGGCACAATTCGTTTGATGGACTGGAAGTCCTTGACAAACGTCGGTATGGGTAACAAAAACATGCAAAAGAGTTTGATTGATATTGCTAAAGCAATGGGTCAATTTAAGGGCGATAGTAAAACAGCACAACTTGCAGGCGAAAACTTCAATGCTTCGCTTGAAAAGAATTGGCTATCAGCCGATGTTATGACTCAGTATTTAAAGATTCAAGCTGGAGAGTTAACTAAAGCCCAAATGAAATCTTTAGGGCTTACAGATAAACAAATTACTCAATTGCAGAAGCAAGCAAAAACAGCTGAAAATGCTGCAACTAAAGTCCGAACCTTCACGCAATTCTTTGGTACTCTAAAAGAAAGTATTGCGTCCCAATGGTCTGACACATTTAACATCATCGTTGGAGACTTTGAAGAAGCAACTGCTTTTTGGACTAAAATAAATGAGACAATTACCCCAATGTTGACTGACCCATTAAAAGCATTAAATAAAATGCTGGAAGGTTGGAGAAAACTAGGTGGGCGAGAAGTTGTCATTGAAGGGTTAAGTAACTCTCTGCAATTTCTTAAAAAATTATTAGGACCTATTAAAGAAGCATTCAAAAAAGTATTTCCACCAGCAACAGCTAAAGACGTTTATAAGTTATCCGTGTTATTCCGTGATTTTACCGAACGACTAAAAAATAATGTTATTCCAATTGCTAAAGTCTTGGGCGCTGCATTTACTGTCGTCTTTACAATTATTAAACTTGGTCTAAAGATTGTAAAGGGTATAATTGGTGTATTCGGAAGTTTATTTGGAGCAATTGGCGGAAACCTAGACGTTTTCACAAACTTTGCAGATAAAGCACAAACCGTTGCAGACAGTATTAATAAATGGTTAAACACTGTTGGTACAACAATTGAAAACTATTATAAAAAGATTAGTGATGCAATTTTTCCAGTTATCACCGCTCTTAAATGGCTCGGTATGGCTTTTGGTTCGTTACTCCGTGGAGACATAGAGAACTTTATTTACAAACTCCAAGGTAGCTTTTGGTCATTAAGAGAACTTACAGACCAATGGGCCTATGGTATCGGTAATCTTGGCGAATCATTTTCTAACGCACTGTCTAAAGCTATTGACTTTCTAAAGAATACTGGTAACTCAGCCTTTGGCCCAATCATTGGCGCCCTTGAAGGCGTTAGGCAACTTGTTGATTCGTTGTTTAATGGCAAGCTTACGGCTGGTCCGTTTGCGGCTAATAACCCATTAATGCAAGGCGTCAATACACTAAGAACCGCTATCAATAACATATTTGACAAAATAACAGAACTAAGTAGTTTTAAATTCTCCATTAAAGGTGTATCAAAAACTAATGGAGATATGAATAAACTTGCAACGACAGGTGATACTGTAAGTGAGATCTGGTCAAATATTGTTGATGCGTTAAAGGGTACAGGTGCAGGAATTGGTAAAGCTTTAGCTGGAATTGGCGCACCTCTAGCCGCTCTTTGGACGAAACTTACCGAATGGATTAAGGGTCTTGATTTCCAAGAAGTGTTAGCTATTGTCAACACCGGTTTCTTTATTGCTTTGTATATAACCCTTCAACGATTCCTTGGAAGTGTTGATAAACTTATTCGTGCATTCAGTAATATTCTAGGTGAACTAACTAGCTACTTAAAGACGATGCAAAATGATGTTAGAGCAAATATGATTCTTAAAATTGCAATTGCTGTCGGAATTTTAGTCTTGTCTTTAATGGCGCTTGCTAAAATTCCAACCAATGACCTCATTGCGGGCATTGTTGCTATTGGTATTCTTGTAACTGTTTTAGTAAAAGCTATGAAGAAACTTAGTGACATCGAACCCAAAGAAAACGCTAAAATTGTAGCAGCAACAACATCTATGATTCTATTAGCATTTGCTGTAAGAATATTAGCTAGTGCAGTTGCTAAACTTGGCGCTATGAGCGCGGCAGATCTCGCACAAGGATTGGTTGCGGTTGGCGCACTTTTAGCTGGTCTTGGTTTATTTGCCAAGTTTGCGGCTTTAGATAAAACGTCAGTTGCTGCTGGGGCTAGTCTCTTGCTTATGGCTGTTGCTATTAATATTCTAGCTGGAGCTGTTTTTATTCTTGGTAATTTAAATCCAGAAGATGCTGCTAGAGGTTTAGGTATTATGGCCGCTCTTGTTGCTGGCATTGTGCTTTTACTAGTTTCCTTAAAATCTATGGGTCCTGGTGCGGCTGGTGCAGGCGTTGCGATTGCTCTTATTTCAGGAGCATTATATTTGCTTGCTGGAGTTGTAGTTATTTTAGGTGGGTTAGATCCAGGAGCAACAGCTAAGGGTCTTGGCGTTTTGGCAGCATTAATTGGTGGTATATCCGCTTTATTAATTGCTTTGTCAGTCGTAGGTCCTGGCGCACTTGGCGCTGGAGGGGCAATTTTATTAATTGCCATAGCTATTGGCATCTTGACAGAATCATTAATTCGCTTAGGTAATATGAATTGGAATGATGCCGCGTCTGGTCTTGGTATTCTACTTGCTTTAGCTGGCGTAGTGGCAGTGTTTGGAGCTGTGGCGGCTGTATTTTCTGGTCCGCTTGCATTGTTAGGTACGGCAATCTTACTGTTGGGCGCCGGATTCTTCTTAGCTGGAACTGGCATGATGTTATTTGCAACAGCTTTAGGCTTGCTAGCCGTTGTTGGAACTCCAGCAACGCTAATTCTTGTTACCATGTTTGAAACAATCATTGGGTTAATTCCATTATTCATTCAACAAATTGGTTTAGGATTAATTGCGCTTGCTGTGGTCCTTCGAGACGCAGGCCCTAAAATTACAGAAGCACTTGACACGATTGTTGCTTCATTACTTCAAGCCATTCGTAATAATATTCCAGCACTTGGCGAAACGTTAAAAGAATTGGTTGCTGCTGGCATTGACGTGCTAAGAGCTAATATTCAATCTTATGCTGACGCGGGTTGGGAATTACTTAAGGGTATATTGAATGGCTTTAGGGTTAATATTCCTGAGTTTGTACGTATGGTTGGCGATTTAATTGAAGACTTTATTACTGAGCTGGATAATAATAATCAACGAATTATTAATGCTGGTGCTGATTTAATTATTAATTTAATTACTGGTCTTGGTGAAGAATCATTGAGGATTATTACTGCTGCTGGCGATACGGTTCTTACGTTCTTAACTGGATTAACTACCTACATTAATGAAAATTCTCAGAAATTTAATGATGCTGGTTGGGACCTTATTGATGCAATTGTTAAGGGTATGATCAACGGATTAGTTGAAGGACCAGCACGATTGGCTGAAGGCGTTAGAAACCTAGGTAATAGTGTTGTTAATGGCGTTAAGGGTGTTTTCAAATCAAATTCTCCGTCTAAGGTATTCATTGGAATCGGTAATGACGTTGTTACTGGTTTATCCATTGGTTTAGAAGACAATAAGAAACTTGTATCTACAGCCGGAGTAAGTTTAGCTGACACCGTTGTTGATAGTACGGCTAACATGTCACGCGATGTTGTTTCTAAATTAAATGAAGCGATGTCTAATGTTGGTAATATTCTATCAACAGACGTTAATATGTCACCGGTTATTACTCCTGTAATCGACCTAACTCAGTTCCGTAAGGACGCGAGTAAGATGGACTTGGGAGTCTCAAATACAACATTATCGGCCGATTTGTCTTTGACTAAAGCAAATGCCATTTCGAATCTTGCGGCTGATTTGCAACTGCAAGAGTTGAAAGATAAGCAGTCACCAGATCCAAAGGTTATTCAATTTGTTCAAAATAATAATTCGCCAGAATCGTTGTCGACTACAGAAATTTATAGGCGGACAAACAACCAACTGTCACAAGCCAAAACTGTTATTGGTAGTGTATCTTAATTATATTTAGGCTAAGCCCTGTATAAACTTATGGGGCTTAGCCTAAACATATTCTGAAAGGAGAGATTAAAAATGCTTACAAGTCTTGAAATTAAAACACCAACAGTATTTAGTGCGCCGTTTGAATTATCAAACGCATCAATTCTATCGGACCCTTTACAGATTTTAAACATTGACGGATTAGGACCAGTTGAAGCATCAATTTCAACCTCTTCTTACGCCACACTAGACGGTGAAACTTACCTCGGATCAAATGTTGGCAAACGTAACATTACATTAACTTTAGGTTTAAATCCATATTGGACTGAATACTCAAGTAGTTCAGATTTACGTCAATTGGCGTATCAATATTTTATGCCAAAGAATGAAGTTACTTTAATGTTTACAAGCACTAACCTTCCTGTTTGCGAGATTAGTGGGTATGTTGAGTCAGTCACGCCAAACATATTTAGTGTTAACCCAGAATTGCAAGTTTCAATTATTTGCCCGTTCCCACATTTCCAAGATGTCGACTTTACAGTTGTAAGTGGTGACGTAACCCAGCGGCCAACTTTAACCACAACTACAATTCCATATATTGGTACTGTGCCAACTGGTATTATAATTGATTTTCGAAGAGCATATTCTAGCTCGTCTCAAAGCGTCCTTCAGGTTATTAACACGACAAGTAAAACTGAATCTTTTGCAATTACAACTTTAGTGAATAGCACCTACGATGTAAGAATTAATACGACTATGGGTAGCAAATCGGCTTTACGCGTAACAAAAGCTACGCAAGCCACTAGCTCAGTCATGAGTGGCGTAACATTGGCCAGTGATTGGCTTCAATTATATCCAGGTGATAACTTGTTTAACGCCTCAAATAATTTGGATCTAGTAACCTGGGATGTTATTTATAAAACTAAATACGGAGGCCTATAATGGCTTTATATAAACTTACATCGTCATTTTTGCGCACCGATATTATTGAAGATTTTATAACGATTATTTGGACGGAAAGATATTCAGAAGCTGGGGATTTTGTCATTACACTTCCTATGACAGAAGACAATCTAAATC